TGCTGACCATTAAAAGTAATGGACTTTCCGTCCAGCACTGCCATTTCCGCATTGATATAACGATGGATCATGGCTTCAATATCATTCTGGTTCACAACCATCCTCCGGAAGTCACCCATGGGTTTTCTTCATCAGGCACCACTTTTTTTCGTTTCTTTTTTTTAACGGACACGGATACCGGCTCCGGCGAGGCTGACAGTCCGGCATCGTCCCTGACACGCTCCAGCCAGGTTTCCCTGCATGCCCATTCCGGCGCATCCGGCCACTGAATTTTCTCGTAACCATGCAGAATGACCAGAGCCTCGGCATACACCATCAGGTCAAAAGCTTCGTTGGCACCTCGACCCGGCTTACTCCATTTCCCGTCACTGCTCCGCTCTTCATACGTCAGTTCGTCGTAAAACCAGCTCCCCAGCCAGTCAGGGAAATGCACATAGCCGGGACCTGGCGAGTCACGCCATAACGCGTTATTCACCCGGTCTTTCAGTGCATCCGTCTGAAGAAGCCAGAGCGGCACATCACCTGCGGCCTGCGCCCGTCGGCCCGTTCGTCCGGTGTTATCAGGGAATGTACGAGTGATCAGTTTTGCGCGCCGGATGCTGTCGCCCTTAAACAGGTAAATACGTTTACCAAGGCCATCACGACGGCAACGACGCCAGAATTTATAGGCATTATCAGTGACCCCGTCTTCACCGCCGGAGTCCACCGCCATTGCCATCAGTCGCATTTGTTGAGAAGGATCAGAGGCCAACGGCCAGCTTTTATGAAAAACATCCGTCAGCAGGACATCCCAGTCCTCAGGATAACCAGCAGGATCAATTCGCAGGCTTTCTCCGTTGTTGTCACAACGCAATGACTGCGTGATGTTGTAACGATCAATAATCCAGCGTTCGCCACGGCAACCATAACCCGTTACCTGAACCACAAAACGGCGATGACGTCCCGCCTGCACATCCACTGTCGCCGCCAGGAAATTAACACCATCCGGTACGCAGCGGGGAGGAACAGGCTCTGCCCGCTGCTCAAGCAGTTCACTTTTTCGTTGCTCCATGCTGGCGCGGGGAAGATAAGGTAATCCCCAGTCGGTGTTGATAACCGCCCTGAGTGTTTCTTCACTTCCGGTTGTCTCGTATTCCTGTTCTGCAGTAAGCAGTTTGTAAACGAGTTGCGAGAGTGTCTGGTAAGCAGCTGCCGGACCCTCCATCCAGAATGACGCAATACGTGAGCGTCGGGGATCACCATAACGACTGCCATCCGCATTGATGGATTCACCATCCCGCAACCAGACCCCACGTCCGTTCAGCTCACGTTTTTGTTCAGGAATAATCCGTCCTGAACAGGAAGGACACTGAATATAAGCCGCCTCACTTGCCAGCACGGGATCGGCAATATCACGGAAACCAGCAACCACATCGCCGCAGGGCTGAAAATACTCACCACAGTGTGGACAGGGCCAGTACCAGCGACAGCGATCGCCACGGTTATAGAGCGACAGTATCCCCGTGGTTGGTGGAGCCTCATGCGGTGAAGTCCGTCGCCATTTCACATCCTTCACATCCCTGCCGGGGGAACTCTCCACCAGCGTCATACCGCTGGACATAAATGTGGTGGTACGTTTTGAGGCAAGAGAGAAAGCATCCCCCTCGCCATCAATATCTTCCGGAAAACGGTCATAATCCGTCAGCGCGACGCATTTATAATCTGATGAGGACATGATATTGACTGACGGCCAGCCGATTTTCAGGTAGTTACCAGCAAGGAATGTTCTGTCATAAACGTTGTTGTCATTTTTGTTCGGACTCAGGCGACTGACCACTTCCGGGCTGACGCGAAACGTTCTGGCGAGTCGTTTTTTGGAGTGTTCGCGGGCTTTTTCCTCCGTCATCTGAATAATCAGCATATCAGCAGGATCGCAAATCACGTTGTAAATCACCCAGCCGTCAATCAGGCCGATAGTCTTGCCGGTTCGTGCCGGGCCAACAAATATCAATGCGTCGTATTCACGCGAGGCCAGGCAGTTCATCGGCTCAATAACATACGGTGCCACCAGCGGATCCCACGGGACTGAGTTCCCTGCCCCCATGGGCACCCGCATATACTGAGCAACGGCATCAGCAACCCGCATTCGTCTCGGTGCGCGAAGGATATAACCTGAATCGGTTCGTGCTGCCTTTGCGGTTTCCTGATTCAGCATTACTCCTCCTGCTGTAATTCCTCCTCATCATCCGCACCTGCTTCAGTCACCCGCAGGGCTATCTGATCGCGCAGATCATCAATAATGGACTGAACACGGCTCACAGCGGCAGGCTGCAGACCGCAGTCACGTTCAAGAATATCCGGTAATGTCTCCAGCACCTGCACGACCGCTTTTGCCCAGATGGCAAACTCCCGTCTGACATCACTGGCCGGAATGAGTTGTGCCGTTTCCTGTTCGAACTTAAGACGCTCACGTTCAGACTGATACCAGGCTTTGCGCTCATGCGCGTCCATTTCGCCTTCTGCAACCGGCGGTGGTAATGCCAGAAATGCCGACACAATATCAACCACCCGATAAAGCTTGAGGTTGCTTTCATGCCCCCCTGCAACGGGTAGATTTTGCAGCCTTGCCGCAGCAGTCTGGCGATGTACACCTGACAGTGCCGCCAGTTGACTGATATTCAGCGTCAGATTTTTTAACTCTCGATCCATACCCGCTCCAGAATGTTTTAAACATGCATCTTGCGAACAACTTTAGGCAAACGGTGTTAGTGATGAACAAAAAACAATCAAAATCGACACCGCAAAAATAAAACCACTGTAATATCAATCAATTACAGTAGTGATGATGACGAATGAAATTTCAAAAACTAGCCTTTTTCCGCGACGCTCCCGCCCCGTGGCAGGCCACCCCACCGGGAGGACCCGTCAGCCTGACAGCCATGACGAACGTCTGATACAGCGCCCTGCATGAATGGCATCGGGATAATCCAGAAAGGAATAGCATCGTACCCACAAGAATCTGTGTGAGTGTCCTGTTTCTTCCACCCCCGCACAGGACTGGCGAGCATGAGGGACAAACCCGCGAACCATAAACGCGGTAAAAACCCGGTGTGCATCGTTTTTGATTATTCCCGCACACTCGCGCAGAAGGAGTTCCCCGTCGGGCTACGGTCATGGTTAATGCGGGAATACAGCGACGATACAGCGCATGATGTGTCAGGCCTGAATACCTTTATCCGTTAAAAGGGATATCAGTTAAGTTATCCCGTGTAGGGTATAAGCCATTATCAAGCCCACCCGTAGATGGACTTTGTAATGGATAGCTGTTGCTCAGTTCTCGTAATGCTTTGATTTTTCCGATAACGCAGTTTTGCGTTTGCCATCAGCACGCGATATCGAGAGTCAACTGCAGTTGCTCGCGCCAGTACTCGACATTTGCTTCAATAACCGGCTTATCCCATCGCCAGCGAGCCATCTCTCTTGCCCCATTGCTGGCTTTTGATTTCCGGTCATCGCGAATGCGACATGCTTGCTCATATTTCTGCTGCTCAGTCAGTTCACCGCGAAGCAGACTATCAATGTGCAGGTCGCACCATACGGAGAATTTCGGATCGCACCATCTTGCAAAGGCAACTGATAACTTTGGATGCAGCCATGTTCCGCCGCCCCTGTCCTTTCGTGCCTTGCTTGTTTTTACATACCCGGAATCACGGGTATGTAGAATTTTCGATGGTTCACCTGAATAAACCTCATCCAGAGCTCTAACGTATTCGAGAGTTTCAGCGTTGGACAACCAGTGATCCAGACGCTTCCCGAAACGTTTTGCAATATCAGTGGCATTAATCCAGCCATCAGTATTGAAGCGGATAGGTTCGCCTTTGTAATTCAGTGGAACGATATTCATAGCGTCTTACCTTTTAGAAAGATGAGCCTGTTCGCACAGAAAAGCCGCCCCGAGATGGTCGCCACCATATACGGCAGTTCTCAGGCTCAGCTTTCTGAAAGACTCGGGATTGTTACGCGCTGCGATGCGCGGTTTACTGCGGACATATAAAAGCCCCGCAAGTGCGAGGCTCATTAAATTGACTTTGTGATTTGCAAAAAAATTATTTCAGGCATTGCGTCCTGATGTATTCCTGCAGGTAGTTAACCTGCGCGGTTATCCTGTCGATTCCACTTCGGAGACGGTAATAATTGAGTTCAGCATCTGCTGTAAGTCCTGGGCTTTCTCCATAGCCCATGCTGCTGGCTCCGGTCGTTGACTTTGCACAGGTGGCGGCGACTTGCAGGTGCTTACGACCAGCAGAAACATCAGCACGGAGACTTTCGATAGTCGCGTTAGCATCAGCAAGCTCCTTTGTGTATCTGGCGTCGAGTTCTGCTACATCACGTTGACGCTTCTGCATATCAGAGATGATGGATGTGGCCTTATCGCGCTGCTCTTTGTAGGTAATGGCGTTACTACGGTAATGGCTGGTGGCCTGCCACAACGCACCGCAGGCCACCAGCAACGCAATAATCACGCCATGAAGAACACGATTCATATCACCACCAGCGGATTGCCCAGACCAGAACAGCAATGGACACATACGAATAGCAAAGGCCGCTGCTCTTGTTAAATCCAGACTGGCTGGAGTCTCCACTTCAATGCCTTTCATAATGGACAACCTCAGAAAAAATTTTTTATACTTTCTCACAGGGAAAACACCTCCCTACCCATAATTTCTCCCTTGCCTTACTCAAGGTCAGAAAACACAAAACCCCGACTGTTGGTGCAATCGGGGTTTTTACTTTTATTCACTTACGTTTTGCCGGTTAGCAGGATTTCGTGTTATCCGCCCGCGTTGACCAACCTCATTTTTCAGCGAAATATTCTGCTTATCTGTCGATACCCCAGCATGTCAGCGCCGCTTCCTGATCCCGACGAATAACCTGACCGTAACAGTTATTTGAACGAATACGGCAGTCTCTGCCACCATCCTTAATCCACCAGCGAATCGCCTCGCAGGCACCTTTTCGATCACCTGCATTAAGCCGCTTATAAAACGTCGACGGGAAACACTTACCGGGGCCAATGTTATAGGGACAAAATGACGCGATACCCGCTTTCTGGGGTTCGGTCAGTGGTACTTTAATATTGCGCTCCACCCATGCCAGCGCCTTATCACGTTCAATGGCATTAACCTGAGCGCATTTTTCCTTCGACAGTTTCATTCCTGGTACGACAGGCTTACCATCCACCATTGTGGCACCACGACAGATGGTCCATATGCCAGAACCATCACGGTATGCCGTAGTGTGGTTACCTTCTTTTTCATCCAGAAACTGGTCGAGAATATCAGGCGCAGGCGCACCGATAGCAATCAGTGCCAGAACGGCAGCCGACAGGCCATATCTGATTTTTACGTTCATGGATATTTATCAGGATTTATCGGCTTCAAATCCCCGGATATGTTAAATCTTACCTCGCCAGTGATGGGCACTGGCGGGAGGAGGATGTCAATCTGATAAACACAGAGGTGACTACGGATTACACAAATCTACCAAAACAAACTTTTGCTGATTTAATCGCACTCAGGCAAGCAGTCGTAGCTCTAATCAACTTGTTGCCGGAGAAGGAAAAGGAATTAGTTAAAGCGCTTCTTAACAGAACTGCCGCCGATTTTTCATCATATCCACTGACAGATGACCTTGCGGACCTTCCTGAATTAATTGCAGCGTCCGCCATTAAGCTTACTGAAGAGATTTACCCTCCTCAAAAATCTTCACAAAATTCCTGCGAGTAACTTCAATGCAATAATCGTAAAACGCCGCAAACTGCTCATCGCGGCGTTTTTTTTCATCTTCAGAAGGAATCAGCACCGACAATTTTTTCTCCAGTTTTTCAATGGGCGATTCAATATCATCTTTTTCTGACCGCAATGCCGTCGGTGGCGTCTTCAGAGAACCAGTAATTCTTCCCGGTAGCTTTCCTTTGTAGGTTATCCACACATTCTGCGCCTCTAAAATTATGGGGCGCTTTTCCGGCGACTGCTCATCCCCTTCACATAACCCGGCAGCAACATCCAGGAATACCTGTCTGATTCTCATTCTGGCCGCTGCCTCATAAAACTCCAGCGCGGCACCTTCAACACGGTCCAGCGAGATGTCCAGGCCAAAAATTTCACCGTCAAAGCGTTTTTTGTCCCGTAACGCTAAAGTTACCGCAACTTTATTCTCAAAATTGCGGATCCCTTTCACAATCAGTTCATAGTTTTGTGTCATTGAATTACTCTCCCCGCGCAGCCTTACGCTTGTCTTCTCTTATTTTGAAATACAGGTTAGTCAGATATGTCAGCAGCCCAAACAGCAGACTCCCCAGCACGCCTATTGCCGCCCACTGAGACGGGGAAACCCTGTCCAGCAACTGCAGGAACCAGTAGCCCGTTCCCACCGCTGACGTGGTGTATGACACACCTGTTGTGATTTTTTCCATCTGGTCCATACCCCGTCTCCCGTTATCCGGAAGCTGACAACAATAAAAAAGCCACCAGTTAACTACTGATGGCTCTGATAACTCATGCAAGCGTCTCAGACGATCCACTGACACTACCGGTGAGTTTAACGATACCTTCCATTTGACTGGCTCACTTTTTATGATGATGCCGGTGCATTTATCTCCAGCACCAGACTTTCTATCTCAACGCCATACGTTGCATTTTTGGTAATATCCGTCAGCGTCAGTGCATTTAGTCCCACTGCCAGACTGTCTTTTATGGCCTGGAATGCCGGGCCAGTACGATGACGTAGTATCACTCCGGCTCAGTTGCACCACTGACCACCACATCACCTTCTGCTGCAATCGCCTGCATCAGGGTATAAGGGGTTATGGCCACCGGACTACCAAACGGCTGCCAGCCCTCTTTCAGTTTATGTGTCAGCTTTTCCGCAAGATCTGACGGCGGCGCCGCCCTGACAACATCATAGTGTTTAAATGCCATGGTTCTTTCCACCATCTAAAAAATAATTCTTTAAAATACCTGACATGTAATACAGAAAAAGCACAAAACCATACCTTAAATAAAAACCTGATTATCAAGCAGATATGCATGGATAAACTACAAGACGAGATATAAACCACCCTGCATTTAAATAAACAATAAACAACATCAGAAAAATAATTCTGCTCTATGGTTTACATTCAA